GTGTAATCAGCGTGAAGGGTTGCGACTGCGGGTCACGTTTGCTGCTGCTGTCGTGGCCACGCGGGCGGCTAAAATTTAACAAATCTGTGGTTCCGAGGTTGGGGATGTTTATCCAACTGCTTGGAATATCAGTGAGGATTGTGTTTTAAGGGTGGCTGTGCCGGTCCCGAATGTCAATTCGGCCCAAATCGTAACTTCTGATTCCTCAGGAAGTTCGATGTAGGACACTAATGACATGGGGTAGTCACGGTTAAGCCGTGCAAGATTGTCTCGGAAGAAACCTCTGTTTGTGGTTGCAACTCCGTCAATGCTTAGACCCATATGTCCGTAGAAATCTTGTGAAGTGTTAGTGGAGGATTGAATCGTGGCGAAAACCATGTAAGCACCTTTCGGTACAGTGATTGCCCCGGCATCATGGGTAAGACCCATGGTCACGGGGTTGTTCACTTCTGTGTCCCAGATTACATCTTGTGCTACGCCAGATGCTGCGAATGCTTGATTGGTGATTCCGAATCGACTAATGTTATGAGCTGAGGGAGTGTCGTCCTCGATAATGGATGATACCATATCGATTTCGTACTCAACCCATAGTTTGCCGATCGCCGATGTGTCAGCACAGTCAACTGTGCAGTAAATCAAAGAACAAGTGTCATAAAGTTGTAGGTCTTGTCCAATGGGTGAATCTCTTATTTTCTTGAATTGAATTCCAGAGAATGATACTGAAGTCTTAACATCCAATACACAAGTTTTGTACACTGGTGAGGAATTGTTGTCATCGTAAGACGACAAGGCATTTTCAGTAAGTGGTGCTCCTGAGTTTGGATCGTGGTTTGCTGCCAAATAAACCGTACCTGGGGTGGTTGTCACTGCTTTTGATGGTACAAAGTAAAACCGTAAACGTTTGACTCTATATTTAGACCAACGTTGGGCTACTTTGGATAACCAAGCAAATCGTGCCAATCCAGGGTTAAAGTTAAATTTATTGGCTGAAAAACCAACAGACCCGTTTATGTCTTGAACAATCTCTTTGTGTACAAAAGTTTCCGTTCCCGACTTGCGTTGTCTCACTTTGGGTTTTGAGCGTGGGACAACGTAGGTCATAGAAATTGGGTTCGGTTGTTTTTGGAATAGTACCTTCTGTTCGGGACTCAATTTCTTTCCTTTCTTTTTCTTCTTTTTCATTAATTTCTTTATGCCTTTACTCATTCCCGTGTCACGGTTAATGAGTGAGGCTAATTCATATAGTGCTTTTGCGTCTTTTATCATCGTGTTCAATGTTAAATTTAGTATTGTCGGCCCGCGTAGCTCAGCAGGCTTAATGACGTCGTGTCTTGCACATCTGCCGTGTTGTGGGTGAGGTTCTGGCAGATGGCGAATTGTGTGATGCTGGTTCAGTGTCCCAAGATAGTAACCGATTGAACGATTCTTCGGCTGTTTTCCATCTATCTAGGTGTTGTTTACTGAATTCAGTGTGAATTGTATTAAGATTTCCCCGCTCTTTGACATCGTTTTCCTGTCTGTCTCCTTTAGTGCGCTGAACGTTGTGTTTCGCAAGGGCAGATTGAGGGATGATGGTGCAAGGCCTTTTAATGGGCGGCAAGGAAGAGTTCGTGTCACAATTCGGTATGTTCAACAAGTCGTCCAGCGTTTTCGCTACTTTGATATGTTGTACGCAAGTGGTTATGTTCAAGTATTTACACTCATTCTGAAAAACTTGGGTAGCATATTCTCTGTCAATCGACGAGAGGTCGTTAGGGTAATGTTTTTGTTCAGTAGCTCTATAGCTACATTCCTTACCAACGGAGAATGATACCCCGGTCCGTTCACATATTTCCTTAACTTTTCTGCACAAATCACCTATGATTGGTGTGTTTGCATCAGTCAAGTAGTATGCTGCACTTTTCTCAACTAACAGAGTTTTGGGTTGTGTGGCTGCTCTGGTTGTGTCAGCCGTCACAAAGAACTTTGTTAGCGTGCGTTTGCCGGTACAAAAGCTGTTTGGATTTCCATCGAAGACAGTAGGTAGATAATTTCGCGATAAAAAAGCGAAGCCTTTACCGCTGTTTCTATTAACCGTCTCAGCCTTTAATACAAATCCAACCATCGATGCTGCTCGTTCGTTGAATTTGGGTGGAAGGTCAGGTGAAATGCCGTCGTCTCCTCCGTATATTCCTAATCTTGCGTACGCTTCAGAGGGCGTTCTGTTATTCAATCTGTGTGATAGATAAACCACAAACGCGTTGGTGAAGGTGTTGAAGGCGGAAGTGTCGGGGGATCCACTAGCTAATGCTTGTCCAGAATTTATTTTGTTTCCGTGACGACCATAGATTGTCTGATCTGTCATTTTATCCATGATGTAAGTCAGTTCTTGGTCGTCTCTGAAAAGCGGCATGATGAACTGGCGCCATAGTGTTCTTGTTATGACACTGTGTGAGCCATCCATCATGGTATAGTCCGTTTCAGTCATGTATTTGCATTCTTTAGCGAGGCTTGCTACTGTTCGCGCGACTGTACCTACTGGTTTGCTAAAAGCGTACCAGGGAAGTACCTTTAATAGCTTAGAGATAGCGTATGTGTATCGTGAATAAGCCAGTTTGATTGTCGGGTGAGTAGTGCAGATGGGTCGAGGAGGCTTTCCTAAAGACGTGTACGTTTCGCGTTTTATGAAATTGTTGTAGTTTCCTTTAAACTTTGCGAATTGTTTAGCTGTATCTAATATCCGTCTTTGGCTAGGCCTGTTTTGTTTTTCCTCTACGTCTTCCATCGTCGCCTTGATGGGTAGTGCTATGTTACCTGTGCGGATCCTAATGTCGTCTCGAACTGCACTTATGAAGTCATTCATATGTTGCTGAAGTTCGTCGTTCATTTTCAAATCTTGACGTGACTCCTGCTGATTCGACAGTCTAGTTTCTAGACAGTCTTTTTCATTGGCAGGTGTGTCGACCGGGGCAGTGGCGCCCCGTACCAAATTGTTGCCGAAGCTGGCTACAACTGGTTTAATTTTCTTGCCTGATTCAGGACAAGCGTCTTTTTAATCATTTGAATAGAACATTACGTCATTCTTGGTTGGTGGGTATACCCAAGCTCCGCGGTGTTCATTCATATTATTGAGGAACGCTGCGGCTACATGGGCTGAG